TCAGCGGATCAGACGTGCCACTGAACGAAAACCGGCGCGGCTTAGGAGTCGATGGCCGGGCACCTCCGGTAGTCGTCCCAGGGTCCGGCTTAGAACGGCCTCTAACCGCGTCCCGGTCTGTTTGAGGTATCCGGTCGAAGGCGGTATCCTGACTAGTGGACATTCGTTCCACCACCGCCAGTTGCCATCCTAGATTCCTTGGCCGGGTTGGCTCCTGTCACTTGACCCTGAGTACCGGCCGGAATCTGAACCGGAACTGACGTCTGGATACCGCCACCGCCAGGCCCGCCACCAATCTGCTGCTGAACGTTGGTGTACTGCGGCTGAGACTGGAGAGCTGCCGCTACTGCGTTCTTGACGACATCCTTTGCCTGGTATTCCTGCCTGGCCTGAACCCACCTGTTCACGTCGTCGGCGGTTGCGCCCGGTATGAGGCGCCACAGCTCTTCAGCTGGTATGCCGAGCATCTGCGCAGCCTTGCCCAGGCCGTCGATCGTAGCGCTGAATGCCCGCGCGGAGGTATCGCGCCAGACGACCTCGCCGTTGAGGTCAGCCCAGCTCTGCTTATCGCCTGCGGCCAGCGCATTGAGCCTGAAAGAGTTGCGCCAGGGATCGGTGAGCGTGCTCTGAAGTTCCTCCACCTTGCGATCGAGGCCATCCCGTGCGGCGGCCAGGGCTTCTGCACTCAGGTTAGCGATCTGGCCCAACAGGTGATACGGCGGGACCTGGCTGATTGTCGACATGTGCCTGATACTGGCCTCGCGCACGTTGATGTACGGTTCAAGCTTGGCCTCATCGAACTCGCCGAACTTGGTGGCCGGGTCCTCGGCGGCCCATACACGGTCGACACCCGGCTGGAATGGCGCCTTGGGCCGGCCCACCTCATCTGATGGACTCATACCGGTGACCCAGCGCTGCTTGAACGCTTCGTACTGCTCGGCCATCATCAGATTGAAGGTGGTCGCGTTGATTTGATCCTGAATCGGGATGAGCGGCTCGACTTCGCCTGAGCAGTCAGTCTCGCCGTCGAGGTCGGACTCATACAGGAAGCGTACGACCGGGCAGATACCAAGATTGTGCATCGAGATGGGCGACAGACCGTTGAGGAATGGATCAGCCGGGTCCGCTATGCTGAGGTTGATATTCGTAGCAGCTGAGCCTTGTATACCCTCCTGGCTGGTCAGGATGTAGCGGGATGTCTCGTCATAGAGAGTAGCGACGATGCGTTGAGTTTGCGGACGTGCTGGATTTCCGGCGACGCGAACCTCGATTGCGCACTGCGGCCACTCATCGTCGACGTCATCAAGATAGAACGCGGTCATCCGGCGAGGGCTGACTGGACGCATGACAGGAACGTTGACCTGACCACCAGCTTCAAGCTCTTCCTCAGTGGACATGCTTCCGGGCAGAACAACTATGTAGGCAGTACCGTACTTGCAGACAGCGCGGTGAACACCGTGCTGGCGAGAGATCATGCGGTTCGCCCTGAAGGTGTTCCACATCGGGTCAACATCGATGCTGGAGGCAGTCTCGATAGTCGTCTCGCCTGACGGCTTGTAACCGTCCACATGAAGGTTCTCAGAGATGACAGAAACTACGAGCGGCAGGAAATTGCGCTTTGAGTTCTTCATGATCCAGCGGTACTCAGAGTTGACGCCCTTGGGCGCGTACGGCTTAGCATGCCTGCCGCGCACATACCTGCTAATCAGGTCAAGGCGAACCTGCTCAGCCGCTCGAATCTGCATCATCTGATTCGCTAGCTCTGAGACTTCAGACAAGTCAACTATCATTAGCTGAAGCTCCATATCTGTCGCTTGCCGGCCTTTTCAGCTAGCTGCTTCTGTTCCTTGAATGTCTTGCTGCTTAGTACGAGCCTCCGCGCGTGCCGGGCCATGATCATCGCTACACAGCCATCTATCTTGCGTGTCGACTTGGGCGATTCCTTCGCAATACTGATGCCCCAGCGGTTGGGCCGACGCCGGGCGTTGACCACATGTCGGCCGAGGAAGCTATCTCCATCATGAATGAAGCTGCCCTCTTCAACTTCGCTCAGCACCATCTCGCAGGCCATAGTGAACTCCGCGACGTGCGAGCGCATGTCCCAGGCTACAGGCTGAGGGTCGCGCCCGGCCGGAACCGACCATACAGGCAGCTCTGCCTCGAACAGATTGCGCCACGAAACCTTAGTGTGCTCTTCCCACTCATTGACGTCAGCAAAGAACGCGCAAACGTTCCATCGCTTCCGCGCGGCTTCGACAGCTTCATTGACTTCCCAGACTGGAATCGGTATGCGGCCGTCATCCGTCTCCCAGATGCCTAGGCTGAATGTAAATCCTGACCTGACGTGACAGCCTATCAGAGCGGTAGCGTCATTCACTCGGCTGCCGTCGAAGCCCATGGTGATGTCTTCGCCGTCAGGAATGTAATATGCGGGGTCGGCCATCCGCGACCAGAGCTGCTGAGTCGTCCAGGCATCCTCGGCGGCCTCTGGCCAGTTCAGGTAGTAGCGCTTCGAGACATCCAGTGGATTCTTGGGCGACAGGATTCTGTTCTGTACTATGTCATCGGCATCAACCCAGAAGGCATCTCCGTAAGCGTGCTCGACACCTCGCTGTATTGACTGATCATTCTCGAAGTCAACATCTGGTGGAGCCATCCTGGAATCATACAGAATCTTTCCCCGGCCTCGCAGTCGGCCCTCCTCTTGAGCGACCCAGGCGTCGAAAGTGTTCTCGGCAACTGATTCCTTTCCCGGCTCCCAGGCGTTGCTCGTCTCCAGGAGCCTGCTGCCTGACTTACCAACGTTGCGATCGAGGACCTCGGCGAGCGCGACGCCACCATTCACCGGAAAGAATGACTCTGTCTGGTCGAGGATGGCGAACGTGACTAGGGCACCCTCTTCAGTGACTGGGCTTGACGTGATGACCATGAGTTGCCCGCCACCCGGAATGTGAAAAACGGTCTTCCCAGTTTCAACGTCATAGTCAGCACGAATACGGGACTTGGGCGGAAGGAGTGCCCGCACCATGCGCATCGTGTTGACGTTAGCCTGATCATGACTTGTCGCTGCGATCTGGACCAGTGGCATTCCCACAGGACGCCCAACACAACCACCGATGACTCTCTTGTCGAAGTCCTTGAGTCTGACTGGTGCGAGCAGCTCGATCAGAGATAGCACCGCAGCGAATGGGGATTTGCCCGCGCCCTTGGGGTATCGGCGCACGCCATGATAGAATATCCAGCGCCCGCGATCATCTATGGAGTACCACCACAGTATGAACCGGACCTGACTCTCAATGAACTCCCAGCGCTCGCCAGTCTTCGGCCCATCAGGCTGACGCAGGTACTTGGAGGCCCAATGGATAGCCTCCCAGCCGAGGGTGAGCTTGGGTATGCCGTCCGGTATTGTCACCGTACGGTCGCGCGGAGCTACGAGTGTACTCAATTACGCCCGCTCTAATCGACTGAATGAAGCCTGCCTTGCCATCCTTGGACGGCTGCGTCTGCAGCATCTTCATCTTCATCTTCTTGTGCGGGCTCTTCCAACTGAATGCGGTTACGCTGGCGGTCGGTGACGGTAGCACCAAGCCGCTCACTCAGGCGCGTGAATTGCGCGAGAATGCTAGCGTTATGCGTTCGTAGGAATACATCATAGGCGTCAGCCGCGGCAACGGCTGTGGCCCAGTCACTTGGCTCATAGAACTCAGACTGGCCCGATCGCTTGAGCGAGTTAAACCAGCTCCGCGCTTTCGGCCTCCAGCTTGTGTCTGCTTGAGGTATCGGATGCCCAGACGCCGTAGATGTGCCCTGCGCCACCTTGATGAAACGCGGATCGTCTCCGCGTCCAGTTCCGGTGCCCGTGCGATCGCTGGGCCGTTTCCTTGGTGCTGGCAATTCAGTTCCTTTAGTTAGGCAATCCGGCGGCTATGCTCATCATAGGGGGCTACGTGACCAATTGGACTCCGCCGGATCGCACCTATGTCCCAACTGAAGTGATCTCCCGTTGCTCCTTTCGCTCTAGTCATGCATCCACGTATTATACCGTACGAGCCCGGAGGATGGCTAGATCAACGAGCGCTCCCTCGCGCGATATACGCGCGGGCGCACGCCTATATCACATGCGGCTTGATATGCCCGGCCTTGACCCCGGTGTCGATGTACAGCTGATAGCCAACTCTCTTGGCGCGCTCACAGAACACCACGTCCTCGCCGAACAAGTCCTCGCCGCGCTGCTCGTGCTGGAACCAGCGGAATGGCTTGTTGACAGGGATAGCCTCGAACACATCACGGTGAATGAGCAGACATCCCGCGCCGGTGGCATCAGCCTTGACCAGATCGCCAGGGCTCCATTGATCATCGACCAGGTACGAGCCGAAGCCGCCCACACCGAAGTCTGCAATCTTCTGGTATATCTGCGGGAATGGTGGCTTGGCATTGACATAGATGAGTGCCGAGATCAGCTTCTGCCTCCGCGCCAGGAGGCGGGTGATGACTCGCTCAGGCAGGATGACGTCTGTGTCGACGGACAGGAACCACTCGCAGTCGGTTCCCTGCAGGAACTGATCGACCAGGAAGTTGCGGGCTTGATCCACGTAGGGTTCAGACTCCTGGCCCTTGATGTATGCGTCGTGAAGTCGGCCCTCCCTGATAACTGACTCCATGAACGCGGCGTGTACCATTGGGGCATGCACGTACCCGATGAAGAAACTCATGCCAAGTGGACCCTTTCCATGTGCATGGCCAGGTTGACTAGTCTAACCACGGCCAGGCACTCAGGGCATTCAGTGACGATTGCTGCGCCGTTGTCGATCTTCTCGGTGCGGAAACTGACTGGTACATCTGTGGTGGGTGTAGGCTCCATGAGGCGATTATACCCGGCGCGATGGCACTTGGGAAGATGCAATCAGTGGCATGTGGCATTGATTCCGATTTCACACAGCCG